GGGGAAATGATAGAAGGAACTGAAAACGCTGATTCTTTTTTAAATCTAAAGGCGCAAAGCTGGTGGTCATTAAGAAAGAGATTCCAGGAAACATATAGGGCTGTAGTTGAAGGCTTACCATTCAATCAAGATGAAATAATAAGTATAAGCAGCTCATGCCCCGATTATAACTCACTTGTCCTTGAATTATCACAACCCACATATTCAAAGAATGGCGCAGGAAAGATAATAATTGATAAGAAGCCGCAAGGTTCAAAATCACCAAATCTTGCAGATGCGCTAATGATGGTATTTTCCCCGAAAGATGAGTTTTCATACGAAGATTGGGTTTAAGATATCAATATATAATTTTTCTGTATAATATATATTATTGACAATAAAACCAACGCATAGGTTTAAAATGAGAAAGATTACCACTTTTTTTAGAGATTCTCTTACTAACTTGACCACAGGAATGAGAACGAGGAAGGACAGCATGACCAATGCCTTCTTTTCTGATGTTAACGTAGAAAGAGACTTTAGACAATTAAGTTCAGCTTATCGAACAAGCTGGGCTACTAATAAAGTTGTCAATATCGTAGCTGACGACATGGTAAGAGAATGGCGAGAATTTTCATCTAAGAATGAAAAATCAAACGAAATATTAAAGATAAAAAAGGAAGAAGATAGGGTTAAGGTTATAGAAAAAATAAATACAGCTATACGTTGGTCTAGGTTATATGGTGGCTGTGCTTTATTTTTATCTGTGAAAGGACAAGAAGACGTTAGCATTCCTTTGGATTTAGACGCTATAAAAGAAGGAGATTTATTAAATATAAACGTAATAGAACGCCCTTACGTTACTGTTTACAATACAAATATAGGTTTTTTTGATCCGAGCAGTGATGACTTTGAAGAGCCGGAATATTATTGGCTTGCAGAGGCAACAATGCGCGTGCATAGATCGCATATAATAATATTGAAAGGTGAGCCAGCAAGCAGGGCGAACGGAAACCTTAATAATTTCTTTTGGGGTGACTCAATAGTAAGTTCTCTTTATGAATCTATACGTAATAGCGAGAGTGTTAATAACGTAATAGCGTCACTGATAAATGAGGCTAACGTCGATATCATTAAAGTAAATAATCTTTCTGCCATACTATCAGGCACATGCGGTGAGGATGCATTAAGAAAACGTTTTGAAATAGCAAATGAATTAAAAAGTACTTTTAGCATGCTATTGCTAGATGGAAAGGAGGACTACGACAGAAAAACTGTAAATTTCTCAAACTTGCCGCAAATTCAGGATGTGTTTTTAAAAATAGTTAGCGCAGCTGCATCAATTCCGGCTACTAAATTCTTGAGCGAGGGCACTACAGGGTTAAGCGACACTGGCGAAAACGACCTTAGAATGTACTATGATGATATTAAACTAAAGCAGGTTATAAAGCTAAAGCCAGCATTGGTACGGCTTGACGAGGTTTTATTTAGATCAGCGCTTGGCTTTATGCCGGATGATATAACCTTTGAATTTAATAGTCTTTGGCAAATTAGCGATACAGAAAAGGCTGACATTGAATTAAAAAACTCGCAAACTGATATAGCTTATTTCAATGCTGGCATAATAACCCAGGAAATGATTCTTAAGAAATTGCAAAAAGAAAATATATATCAAATTTCTGATGCTGATATAGATGATGCAATGCCGGCTCAATTTACAAATGAGGATATCGATGGCGCTAATACAAGAATTGATCAAGACGCAGAATCCGGGGATTCGGAGGAGCAGGATTATAGTTCCGTCGGCGAGGCACCCATTCAGAGCTGAATCAAGATACAGGAATTCTCTTAATTCTCTTATACATAATATGAATATTCATATTAAAAGCTTTGTCATACCGGAATTACAAGCGCGTGAAAGTGAATATATCAATGATTCTGCAAAAAGCGACTTTAGAAGTCTAATAAATTCTATTGCATCAAATTTTATAAATATAGATGGATTTGCTTATTTAACAGCAAGGCAGAATGCAATTGATGTTGATTATTTCCATAAAAGTAACTTTCTAGCTGCTTTCGAAAGAGTGGCTGGAATAAATGTAAGACAAATATTTGAAGATGAAAAACTAAAAACTGTAATAGATGCGCACGTAAAAGAAAACGTGAATTTAATAAAATCAATACCAAAAGAGTACTTTCAAAGAGTTCAGAATGTTGTGCTTGAAGGCATTTCTGATGGCCTGAGTTCTGGAACAATCGCAAAGCAGTTGCTGACTCAAGGGAAAGATGCCAAGAATGTCGGTGTTTTGGGAATAACACAGCGCAGAGCTAAGATTATAGCACGAGATCAAACGGCAAAGCTTAATGGGCAAGTTAATTCTAAACGCCAACAAAATCTAGGGATAACGGATTATAAGTGGAGAACTTCAAAGGATAATAGAGTTAGGCACGCTCACAGAGAATTAGAAGGCTCGCAATTCAGCTGGAAAGATCCAAGCAAGCGCCCGCCAGATGGACTTGACCCAGGTCAACCTATTTTATGTAGATGTGTAGCGGAAGCTGTTGTTATTTTTTAAAAACAATGTTATTAATTATACATTACATTTATTTTGAGTTTTAAATGACAACTAACGAAGTAAATCATAACTTCAGCGATTCTTTTCAAATATCAAGCAGAATAATTACTGATGAAGGTTTCGTTCAGGCTGATGCTATCATGTCAAAAGTTGGCATAGCAGAGTATCACGCCGGAGAATTCGGAAACTATAAAGATTTTGGCGCAAGTTCCCCAGAAGAAAAAATCAGAGTTTACCGTCCGGCCTCAACATTATTCAATGATGCAACACTAAAAAGCTTTTCAAACAAACCAGTAACTTTGGGTCATCCTGCTGGAGGAGAAGTTAATTCTAAAAACGCTAAATCTGTATCCGTTGGAACAATCGGGGATATAATTTCAAAAGATGGCGATTCCATGAAGTCCAGAATTACAATTACAGATCAAAAAGCAATTGACGAAATGGAATCTGGGAAAAGTTTTTTATCTATCGGTTATAAAGGAAAAATAATAGTTGAAAAAGGAATGACTGATAGTGGTGAAAATTTCGACGCGAAGCTTGTATTTATGAAAGGAAACCATGTAGCATTAACAGAAAGGCCTCGCGCTGGTGAAGATTGCAAGGTTATTGATGAAAAAAAAGAGGTTTTAAATATGTCAAAAGTTAAAATAAACGGTATTGATGTTTCTATTAATGACGAAGCAGTGCAAGCCGTTTCCACATTAATTGATTCTAATAGCCAAAAAGAATCTAAAATTTTAGAATTAGAAGAGAAAGTTAAAACATTAAATGATGAAAAAACTAAGCTTGAAGCAAGTAACGAAGTTATTAAGCAAAAGCTAGAATCACTTAATGATGAAGACTTAATTAATTCTAAAGTTCAAGAAAGAATTAATCTAGTTGATTCAGTAAGCAAATATATCCCAGAGTTTGAATTCTCTGGTAAAACAGATAGAGAGATTAAAGTAGCAGCTATCAAGCACTTTAATGATAGCTATGATGATACTGATAAATGCGATGTTTCAGTAAGTGCAACATTGGAGGCTTCTATTTTTTACGGTAAAAGCAAAAAAGAAAGCCATTCCGAAGTTGTAAAAAAAATAAATGATTCTGCTTTTTCAAAAGGTGAAGTTCAACAGCAAAAAACGCAAAAAGAACTAGCTATAGAAAAGCGGGATTTGGAAATTAACAAAGAAAAGGTGCAATAAAATGTCGGTCCAAACTACTATCACTAATATTCGCAGATCCCTTCCGGGTATTTTGCAAGATGTGCAGCCAATGGAAAAAGCTAGCTTTCTACTTGAAGATGCTACTATTGAATTCGGTAAACCCGTCACTCGTGGAACTAATCCAGATCGACAAGCAAAATTACCAAGCGCCGGTGGCGATGTATTCTTAGGTATCACTATTCGTGACGGATCACTTGAGAATCTAACAGTTGGTAGCAATCTAGCGGTTTATAAAGAAGGCCAAACTATGAGTATTCTACGCCAAGGCGCAATTAACGTTGTGGCTAGCGTTGCTGTAGCTCCTGATGAGCTTGTTTATTTTTATCATACTGCAAACGGTGGTTTTATTGCCGGTGATTTTGTTAACGCTGCTGACGCAGGCTTTACAACTTTAATTCCTAATGCGGCTTGGCAATTAACTACAACAGCTCCCGGTGAATTGTCATTCATCAGACTTAAATAAGAGGTTATTTTAAATGAAAGATCAAAAAATAGTAGCAAATTTTGCTCGTGAAACTCCTTCACACATTCCTTACCATAACCTTGATGGTAAAATTTTAATTAATGATGAAAGATTTAATCAATCTATGAAAGTCGGCTACACTGGCGATAAAAAATTAAATGATTATATTTTTTCTGATGCAGAAGTTAACGGAAACATTTTCGGTGCTCGCGCGCTAGAATATCAGCATGCAAAAGTTTTCGAAGTAGTTCATAAAATGATAAAGTATCGCTCAATATGGGATATTTTAAATTTTAACAACCCAGGCTATGAGTCACACACTTACCAAGTAACTGATCAAGTCGGTGAGGCAAAATTAATAGGTTCTGATGCTAATGACTTGCCTAGATGCGATATATCAGGACGAACTGTTAACGCGCCTATCGC